CTGCTTCAAGTAAAATGTCTCTCATTTCTTCTTGAATAGCCTTTTTAACTTCTTCTCTAATTACTTTTCTGAATGCATCTAATTTCATACATATAAATATTTAATATTAAAACTTATTTTAATCTGGTGTTACGGGACCATCGATTGTATCATCAGGATTATATCCTATTTGGGTTACTATGTCTGTTATATCTTGATCTGTAGGTGAATCGTTACCTTGATCACTTGTTCCTGTTTGTCCTTGTTTGTCAATATAAAACTGTCCTTCTTTAATTAAAACTTGATCATTAGTAGCGTAGGTACCTTTACCTTCATATTGAATAATACCTCTTTGATCAGCTACTACTACTCTTCTTCTTAATAAAGAAATACCTTCATCTACTACTTCTTCTTTAATTATATCAATTGCATATCCATTGTATACTGAAGGTAATACTGCATTTCCGTATTGTGCTGTAGGGAATAATTCATCTAATGTAGCTAAACTATTATTTAATGAATCTATACTTCCTTGTACTGCCTCTAATAAACCAGTATCTCCTGAAGTGTAACTACAATTTTTTAGGTTTTTATATAAAATATTAAGACCTGTTAATAATCTAAGAATTTCTTTTCTAATTCTACCTATCTCTAATAATACTACTCCAGATAAGAAACTAGATATAGTATCAACTAATTTTTCTAAATCATTAATAAAAACAGTAGCTGTTGAAAGAGTATCTGCTTGAGAATTAGTAGAAGCATTAGTTTGTGAAATTACAGGTGATCCTCCTCCTCCTACTGCTAATGGTGTAGCTAAACGTTTTAAGACTTTTTTTATAAATTTATAAACTTTAATTAGTACATTAATAATTCTTAAAATACTATTCATAAGTTTAACTATTTTTTGAATTTGAACAATTGCTCTATCAATTGTTTGAACTTGTCTAACTAAAAATTCAACACTTTCTTTAAATCTTTGAGGTTGAATTATACCTGCTAATTTTTTATTTAACTCATCAGCATTACTAGATATAATATTATTTGCAATATTAATTGGACTCATAAATGGAGTTAATTTTCTTGCAAATGATCTTAATAAAGTAACTTTAGTAATAATTAATTGAGTAGAATCTGATGATGCCCCAATTGTATCACTAGTAGCAACCAATGCTAGATTTATTTGTTGAATAGTTTTTACTATACCCCCTCCACCAGGAATTATATCCACTAAATCATCAGGAGGTACTATATCTTCTAAAGCTAATCTAATTTCTTCAATAGATGATTGGTAAGATAATAATCTTGCTTTATATTCTTCTTCAGTTTCACCTGCTAATTTACCTGGGATTAGTTTTTTTTCAACGTTATTAACAAATTTTGTAATATCAGTTCCAAATTTTAAAAGTTTACTTTCTAAAAAACCTCCCGGAGGCATAGCTTTAGTTAAAATATAACCTAAAGGATTACAAAAATCAATAGAATTAATTTCCCTTAATACAGTATTAATTTTGAATAAAACGTCTAATATTTTTTCAGTACCATCGTTTATTCTTTCGGGTGCAATTTCGGTTAATATTCTAGATAAGCCAGCAGGTATTCTCATTATAATGTATAAGTTTTATTAGATTTAATACCTTTAATCTGTGTTTTAAGTCTTGTAACAGATTTTATTAAACTATTTCCTGCTGTTCTTACTACAGGGATACCTATTCCATTACTATCTTTAGCTTTAGAAAGTTTTTGACCTAAATTATTTAAGTCATCCAATATATCTATTAATAAATTTTCTAAATTATCACCTTTAATTACTGGTTGTGGTTTAGCTGTATCAGTTTCTAAACCTAGATAAATTTTTTGAGCATTAACTATCACATCACCATCAGCATCAAAATTAATAGTACCTGCAGAAGAAAAACCAATTGCTTGTTTAGCAAATAAAAATACAGAATCATCCTTGGAGTTAAGAGTAACTCTTCCAGAATTAATTATTATTTGGTCTCCTAAATAGGGAAAATCAGGTGTATAGGCCATAATTATTGTGTAAATGAATTACTTATTAAATTTATTTTATTATAATTAGTATCCATATAATCTAATTTCATAATATAAGTTCCACTAGCTCCACCCATTAATGTTACTTGTATTGTTTGGTTAGTATCTCTTCCTCCATATCCTTGATATTGTAGTGGACGATCTAATTCAGTTGGATAAACAAATTCAGCTGTATCAATACCTTTAGGATTAAATTCAGATACTGTTTCTAACTTTATAACAATATATTTACCATTACTTTTTAAAATATTATAGTAATTAATATTGTCACCTACTATTGAAGGTGAATCAGTATTTAATATTCTTAAAGAGGCAATTGGAATAGGTTGAGTTGTACTTCCTGTTGGTTCAGATGCACTAGAAGTTACAGCTAAACTAGCTGTAGGTACAGGTACTATAGGAGTTACTGAAGAAGTAGCAGCTAAAGATGATGTAATTAAAGATGATGTTATAGGTACTATCTGAGTAGCAGATTCTGTTACATAATATAAGGGTTCTGGTTGTTTTAAATTATCTGCTTCTTTAGGTGACTGATCAGGAGTGGTAAATCTTGGATCAGGTATTTGAAGTGAATTATTAAATCCTGCTCCTAGTGTAATATTAAATGATTTTAAATTTTTAGAAGCATAATTTAAGGGTATATCTTGCCCTGCACATAAATAAATTGATGATCCATCATTATTAGGATCTTCATAAACAGGAACCCATGGATCAGAATTAATATCTATATTGGATTGATTATTACGAATAATAGTAATGGGAGAACCAGCATCACCTTGAGTACTCCAGGGATTATTTATTATTTTTTGTTTAGTAGTTGATGAAAAACGAATTGAATTACCAAATCTTCCTTCTAATAATACATCACCTTCTTCAGGTAATAAACTACGTACATCTGCTTTTTCAACAAATGTTTGACCAAAATTTAAATCTCCACCTCCATACGATGCTATATCGGGAAAAGCATTGTGTTGAACACTATTCCATAATCCTACTGTAGTTAAATAATAAAAGGTTTTAGCTTGTGGGTCATCATTTAACCCATAAGAAGGAGCATTTAATATCATTACTATTTCCTCTAAAATAGGATATTTAGAAATATTATTAAATAAAGGTTTTGCTATTAAATTTGAAGGATTATCTTCATCTATTACAGTTCCTAATGGAGTAAATTTTACTGAACCTAATCCAGCCCAACCACCACCATCAGAGAAAAAATTTTTTGTCTTAGTTTGTGGAGATAATAAGATATCATTAACACGAGCAAAGAAAAATAGATTTTTACCTCCATTTCCTTTACCTGATGTTATATTAGATATACTATTCTGTAAACTAGGATATAAACTACTCATTTATATTTAACTTTCTAATAGGAATTTCTTCTTCAGATTTAGTGTTTAATTGTTGAATTGATTCAAATAACATTTCCTTTTCAGCATCTGAAATTAACATATTATCTTCACCTGAAGATGAGTTCATAGCTCGTTGTACTATACCCGCCATTTTAATTAAAAGATCATCATTTTTAACTGATACATCTAAATAATCTTTGATTAGAGGAACAATTATAACAGCATCACCTGCTGAATTGATAAAGGGTTTTAAACCTTCTATTAATCCTCTAATTTCTTTTTCTTTACTAGAAGAATTAGTGTGTATTTCTTTAAGTAAATCGGCAAATGTTTTTTTACCAAAAAGAGTTATGCTATTAAAATCCATAATATATTTTTATTATAAATATAACTTCTATTAATTTTTTTAATAATTTAAACTAACAAAACCATAATCTAGATATTGATTTAATAATCGTCTATATACCTTTTCTAATTTTTTCATCACCTTAGTTATTTGAGGGGTATCTTGATCTGTTTGTTCTCTAATATAGATGTAAATTCCTTTTTTATTAAAAATATCTAAATTTTCTCTATGCTTAAATAATTGCATTACAGCATCAGCTGTTTTAGCATCTTCATGTTCAGGAAAAACTCTAAATAAATAAAGATCCATATATTGAATAAATTTATCCATAAAATAAGTTTCACCCATTAAAGGTTCATCTAAACTCTCTGAGTTATTTACTATATTTAAAACAATAGTTTTATCTTCATCTATGGCTTCTACGTCGGCTTTACCCTTTAGTTTTTCATAATTTTTATTATTATAAAGAATTAAATAACGTTTAGCAATCGTACCAAAATATGAGAAAGCTTTACCTTTAGATTGATTATATAAATGTAGTTTTTCTAGTAAGAAAGCCGTTACTTCATGTTGAAGTTCGGCTATTGTCTCTACCTCGGTATAATAAAATTTAAAAGTATGAATAATATTTTCTGTTAATTTATGAAAACCATAATCTATACGTTCATTATATATTTTATTTCTCTTATGAGGATCAGTTTCAGCTAAATATTCAATAATAGCATCCTCAGTATCTTGAGTAAAGTACATTTTTTTAGTTTTGGGTTTTCTTTTACGAACTGTTCCCTTTTTTGTATACTGTACTTCTGTTTCTTCTTGGGGTACATGAAGAATTTTAATTTCGGAATTTAATACCTCCATATTATTTGATAAATTTAATGTAATCCGAAAGTGCTTCTTGGATTGTTTTTAAATTAGTAAAGAAAAAACCTACTTCATCATCTGATTGAAATAATTGTTTATTATCAATTTCTTTAATTTTTTCTTCTGAAGTTTTTACTAAATCATAAAAGTCAAGAATATATTTTTCTTGAATATTAATTGTATTTTCTAATTTTTCTACTTTTTTAAGTAAATTCCAAATAACATATCCTATAATTCCTAGAATAATTACTCCAATATTAATTAAAATTAATGTCATATTATATATTGTTTAATAAGTTTGCAAATGGTGCATCTGGGTTAGATAGTTTAGGGGTTTTAATTGAGAATTTATTAGAAGTCTTTATTTCTACTTTTTTATCTTGTTTAAATTTAGGTAACCATTCCTTCTCAAATTCAATACGAGCAGCCATCATATCAGCCTGATGTAATATTAATGGTAAAGCAGTACGTGGTTTTTGCTCGGGCATGTAAGTCATAAGATATTTTTTATTCCCTTCATCATATAAACCATCATGTGTCTGAATAGCAACCATTTCATTAAATGAATACTGAATACCATGGGACATAAGTAAAAATAAAGAACGATCAGGGACAGATGCAAATGCTAATTTAGTATTAAACATATAATCTTCTCCTAATTTGTCTTTTCTCCATTGATCAGTCTGAGGAATATATGCTTCATGTTGATCATCTCCCATTTTACCTAAATCGTGATTTAAAGCTGAGAATACTAATTCCTCCTTAGTATAAGTAGAAACATCTGTTCCCATGTCTTCCCAGACATTATGTAATTTAAGAGAACAATCAATAACACGGATAACGTGGTCAACATATCCTCCAGGGAAAGCATTATGGTATTCTTTTTTATGTGCCGCAGGCATCATAATAATACGTTCTTGATATTTGGAATAAAATTCTTTTAATTGAGTACGTCTTGGTTCAGGAATATAAGCATCAATACGAGACATTAAAATATCCCAATTCCCTTTAATCTGTTCAGCGTTTAATTGCATAACTTTTTATTTATTAAATGTGTTAAAAATTTCATCTATCAATTCATAGATGTTATTATATGTCCTAATATTAGTGGAAGTTAATAACTCTGTTTCAGGTAGCCAAGTAATTTGTGTAGGTTCTTTTAATAAAACCATAGGATATGAAGTGCATTTAAATGTTTCCTCTAAAGTATCTCCTAATTTATCATTGGTTGAAATATCAATATTAGTATAAGGTATATTTAAGGTATCTAATCCCTCCCTCAATCGTTTACAATGTTCACATCCACCCAACGTAAACATTACCATTTCCCATTTTCTCATCTTTCTATCTTATCTATTTTTTTTCTTTTCCCGTACTCTAATTATACGGGATAAATTTCTAATCTCCAAATCTTTTATATGACGTTTATATGACTCCTTAAATGTCGATATAAATATATAAAATCAAATTATTTATCAATTACTTGTTGTGGATCATATATCTTATCGAATTCCGATAATTTATAATTCATATCCATGATTCTACCGTAAATTTTAGGAGATAATAAATGTTTATATTCACCAAAATTTTCTTCTAAATCTAAAATTAAACTAGAGACCTCATCTCTAGAAAAATCTTCCCCTGAAGCCATAATTTTTTCAATCATATCTAAAGATTGAGCAATTATAGGTTCTAACAAGGGAATTAACTGTTTATCAAAATCAATTTCTTTCATTATATTCTTTTATAAAATAATAAATTACTATAGGATAAAGAAATATGGTAAAAACCAATTCTTTTAAAGTTATTTTATTTATCTCATTTTTATCAAAGGTAATTAACCAAAGAATTAAAGCTACTATTAAGCCTGTCCCTAAATATGCCCTACCAACAATCCATATATACCATAAAACTATCATTTCTTTTTTATTTTACCACACATTATACATTTAATTTCCTTAAGTTTGAGTCTTCCAAACCATCCTATTTTCCAAAATTCTCTAAAATCATGTTTACATTCTTTCATAATAAATTCCTTCACTAACTTTAAACATTCCACCCAAATTCTCAATAGTTTGAATAGCTTTTTCAAGAGAAATTTGAAAAAATTCCCTAGAGGAACCTTGAAACGAATCCATACGTACAACCTCTAAATTTTGATGGACAATATTTTCCAAAGCATAACCATCAGATACAGGTAAAGCCCAACGTAATTGCCATTCAGAAACTATTCCTGCACCATTAATTTGTTTTACCCTAGAGATAGGAGAAACAGCTTTACCTATTTTACATATCCCGGGATAAGCCTCGTTAGTTAAAACATATACATATTGACCTTTAGTGGTTGAGTGGTGTAACTTAAGAGCTGACTCGTGCCGGTTCCCATACATATATGTCCAAACCAATTGTTGAGGCTCTTGATTTAGTAATTCTTCTTTATGTTCTATAATAAAATCAAAGGAAATGAAATCCAAAAGTTTGCCACGTGGGATTTTTTTATATTTAGTTTTCAATTCCTGGAAATTAGATTTCCAAGAAGGAAATTGAGGATACTCATTTAAAAGAGAATAGGCACCATTGGTATGGTAAAGTATAATTTTATCGTGTAATTCCATTTTTAATGCCTGAGAAATATTGATTGATTCCATGGGGAGAAAAATTAAATTAAAATGGCTTTAACTACCTTAATATCAGCACCATATTGGTGATGTTCGGGAGAAACTCTTTTATGATTACCATAATACCATTCGGGATTAACATTTAAAGCTAAATCTATAATTAAGGGAGTATTTTCGGGAAATTCTATATCGTCATATCCTCCTTCATATCCCATGGTAACTACTCTTAAATCTTGATTTTCTATTTGGGATAATATTTGTATTAATTGTTTTACGGTCATAATTTATCTTATTTTAATTGTCCAAACTCTTTTTAATTTCATACCACCATACTTAGAATCATACATTCCCATGTACCTATATAGTGCTATATGGCTATATTTGGTTTCTAATTCAAAACCTGAATTCCACGTATGTTCAAATAGAAAAGTATATCCTATAAGTTGAACTAGTTTATAATAAAATTTTCTCAATTAATTTTCAAATTTAACTCTTAAGGTATAATATTTTGTTTCACTGTGGGCTTCTCCCCAAATTACTCTAATATGAATTGTAGCTTCCTCTCCTATAAATGATTGTAAAAATATTATATTACGTTGAGGAACATAATTGTATTTGCTGTAAACTGAAAGTAAAGTGGGAGAATATGGTTTATTAAATGATGTACGAGAAGTCATTTCATACCCAACTATATTAGTAACTGAAGTGTTGTTTAGAATTTGTGGTAAAGTTAATGTTTGATACCCATATGGAATAGCGGTAGTTAAAGTATTATTAGTAAATAATCCTAAAAATGAATATACGGGGTAAGTCCATTGTATATTTTCTGGAGTAAAAAAGAAATCTGAATCAAAACCTGTTTCAATTAATGGAGTACCATTAACAATATTTTCTGAATTTAGTTGATCTGCTACACCTTTAATAGTAAAATAATTGTTTCCCGAATACTTGATATGCCATACCCCATCGGAATCTTGGAAAGAACCTGGATTAATTTGAGTGTCAATTCTAAAAACAGCATCACATGAGCCATCTTGGCAAACTGGTATTTCTTGTGGTTCTAAAGTGCAAGAAACTAATAGAAAAAATAATCCTAATAAAGCTATTCCATAATATATGCTCTTATAGAATGTTAAAAACAAAACCTTTTTCATAAATAAATACATTTTAAATTAATATACTACAATATACGAAAAAGAAATTGGAAAACCAAGCGTATATGCAAGAGTTTTCCAAAAAAATTTTTTAAAAAAGGATTTTAAGATTTTATGAAGTGTGGGTGAAATGGTTATTTCGGAATTATAATATATGAGTATATATGAGGGGGTGGGTGAAAGATCGTTTTCGATCTGTGAGTGGCGTATCCCTTTCCCCACCCGCCACCGCCGCGCGTATGGACAGCAACGCCGCGTGGGCGGCGCGCCATAATCCGTGCGCGGTCGCTATCGGCCCGAAATCAAACGAATTAGTCCCACTCTTCAAATTCTTCTGCCTCAGGATTAACCTCATACATCCCCTCAGAAATATCATCACAGGCGATATCTAGGTGCGTAAGTGCATTTTCTAATTGGGATTTTACATTATTATCGATCTCGTTGTATAATTCATCATTATCGATATAATCCAGCGTACTCTCCAATTCATCCAACAATTCGGTTAATTGGGCGCTTAATTTGGTAAGTTGTTTAAG